GGCTTCTTTTTGCTTTTTCCAGCCACATTTAAGGCAATAGCAACCGCCTGATCTTGAGGCTTGCCCTCTTTCTTCAGGCGGCGAATATTGCCGCTAATTTGCTTTGGATTGTTTCCTCGCATTAAAGGCATAGTTAGCACCTTAACTTTGCAGTATACCTTGATCTTGCATTACGTTTATGTGCCCGAATTTGGAGGCCGCTATATTTAAGTGGGGGTGCAATTTTTGTAATTCTGAAGCCAAATCACTGACTAACTCTATTTGTTCCGGTGAAGCAAACCTCGGCACCATAGAATTTCCGGCATTGTTTAAGCGATTTATTTGCTTTGGTAAAAACTGCCCCATTTGACCGCCTGTTGCAACGCCCCCCGCTAACAGTCGTTGCTGTTCTTGCAACGAAGATAAACCTTGCGGAGGCCCAAAGACCATTTGTTGGATATCTGCTTCGGATTTTCCGCTAAATCTAGGGTCATTCGCTAAAACCTGCATCGACTGACCTCCCGGACCCTGCAACGCCATTGTTACACCCGCGCCTGTAAGGCTTGCGTTAGAAAAAAGCGGGTTTGGCGCAGGAGAAGAAAAAGACGGGGCATTTACCGAGCCCTGTCTAATACTGTTTCCAAACGGCATTCCTAGCCCACTAGGTTGCCTAAAATTCGACATGCCTGATGGGGAACTGGAAAAAAGACTTTGCCCTGAAAAATTATTTCCACCCATGCTGCCAACGCCACTAGAGTTATACACGTCCTTAAACTGAGCAAGACGCGCAATGCCCGTGTCAAATTGTTCGGGAGACATTTGAGCAAACATGTTTACCAAGGAGGCAATCCCTTCTAAAGACGTACCACGGTTACCCCCAAAACCTTGGTTAAAACTAGGGTAAGACCCATAAAACGGTTGATTGGAAATGCCGGAATAACCTCCGCCATAACCCCCGCCAAACCCCCCGTTGAAACCAAACATAGTTAGGCGTTTATAAACCGTGAGCCGCGAAGAGCCGCACCCATACCACGTTTTGTACCCGTGGTAACCTTGGCAAACTCAATATCAGGGGTTGCTACATCCTCTGTTTTTGCATAAGGAATAGAACCTTGACCCTTGATCACAGCCTTATTGACAGGGCTGGGCGGGTTTACGGGAGAAGTTCCATTACATTTTACTTTCATGTCATTGATTCCTATTCATTTGTTGCTTCAATAACTCTCGTTCAAGCGCCGCATCGATTCGTGCCTGAGTCTGGCGCTCTTGGCTAGCGAGCCTCTGCTGGAATTCTGTGGCCTTGTTTTGCATACGTTGCTGATCAAGCTGCAATTCTGCTTGATCCATTGCCGCGTCCGCCTGTTGCTTCTGAGCATCCAACTGCAACTCTTGTTGCTTCAATTGTATCAAAGGATCTGGTCCCTGCTGTCCTTCTCCTGCGATCTGTGCAGTCAGTTGCTTTAAATTGCCAAACTCTTGAGCATTCATCTGCGCGGTCATAGACTCTAACTGAAGCTCCATGTCCGGGGTCAGTTGCTGGCCACCCGTTTGTTGCAACAATTGCGCCGTAGCCAACTCCTGACACTTTATCTTTACATGCTCAATAATGTGTTTTTGTAACGAAATTGCCGACTGAGGCATGGCCTGCAACATGGGTGACGTTCCAAACGTCAGATGCGCCATGATGTGCGCGTCATGATCTTGACCCTCAAAAGCCTTCAACTGCACGTTATCTAGACAATCTATATTCTCTTGTGCGGGGTCTTTTGGAATCGGATCATCAGAAGATGGGGCAATCAATACCTTGTCTATGTCGTTGATTCCTAGCGCCTCATACATGCGCCGAAACGCTTCGTGCATGTCGTGCATTTGCGGTGCTTGCATAGCCATCTCAAGCTGTGATTGCGCCATCGCAATGCGCTGGGCCTGAGAAAACGTATTCGGGTTGGACACAGGAACCACATCCACGCGGTCATCAAAATCCTCCCGCATAATCGTGCGATCCCCACCAGAAACAGCATACGGGTACTCCTGCGGCAAATACTCCGACATTACCCGAGCCAAAAGCTTAAACTCTTGCTTCATGCTGTAATGCAGGCGCTTATGCACCGCGCTCATGACCCGTGAGCCCTGTTCCAACAACGCTACCGTAGTGCCCACAGGAGCCTGTTGATTGCCGTCCCCAACCTTCATATCTGTGATAGTGGCAAACCTACGGCCCGCATCCACCACAAAGCTGAGAAGCTGCATCAACGTGCCGTCAGGACCCTTAAAAGGCAACGGCATCAAAGAATCTCGAATCGCCCCACCCGGCGCGTCTACGTCCCTAAATTCACCCGGCTGTAAAGGCTCGTCATCATCTCGGACCCTAAGTCCTCTAGCTTTAAAACCAGCAGGCAAATTAGAGAGAGTACCAGCATCAATAAGCTGGCGAAGAGCCGCCGTAGCTGTTCTGGACAGGCCGCCAATAGTGTGGATAAGCCCGAGGCCATAAAATCCGAATCCCGGCAAAAACTTGTAATGGACGAAATACTGAATCTTTCGCCTTCTTTCGTCGTCCTCTTTATAATTTCGTCTAATGGCAAGTATCTGTCCATTATCCTCACTAACCGTAACAACGTAAGGAACTTTAATTCCTGTTGGTTCACCATCTTCCCCCAGATCTTCAAAACCCGGCAGATCCAAATTAACGTGGCACTCCAACAACGTACATTCATAATCTAAATTGCTGGGCTCAACACCACTCAACTTGTCCATCTCATCCAATACTTCATTGGAACCAGACTGAGACGGCAATACCGGAATGTCACGATAAAAACCCATGACCTGACGAATACGTAGGTCATTCATAGACATCTTCACAACCTGTGTGATGTTCTCACATGAATCAAGGTCCGTGGCCCCATAAGGAACCACAATGTCCTCCGCCGGAACAAACTTGCTTACCGCACGATCAATCGCCTCATCAAAGTACACTTTCTTAAAAGTAGACCCCGCCAAAGGCAAATAAAACAACATCTGATCAAATTCAGGCGTGTACTCCTCCATCACGTTAGTAATGTAGTAGTTCATAAACTCCTTTACACGATACGCCTGCGCCTCATTCTCCTTCGTCTTCTCCCCCACCACCGTAGTGCGAACAGGACCCGAAGGCGGCAGAAGCTCATTAAACGCCTGCGCCTGAAACTGCGTGGCCGCCTCCGCTAACAACGGATGCGTTACACCCGTCGCTCCACGAAACGGCATCGTGCGCTCTTCATAGTTATACCCCAAAAGCTCCAAACCCTTGGAATACGCATCTTCCCACTCAGAACGCGAAGACTTGTTGGCCTCAAAATCACCTAGTAAACCTGAAGCCAACTCACCAAGCTCTCTATCGCCCAACTCCTCTGCCAAGTTAGCATTGAAATCGCCACCGCCAGCACCAACCACGGCCAACGGATCAAGGTCAATAATGACTCCCCCATCTTCTTGCTCCTCAATTTCAATGCCTTCAGGCAATACGTCATTGACAGAACCCACAAAAGTGCCGGGAGCCGCGATCTCTATATCAAGCTCCATCTCGGCTTCATCAATTTCCGGCCCCGCCGTGCTGTCCATCAAGGACGAAAGAAGTGCTTTATCGTCACCGTTTGCCATAAATAACCCTTAGAGTTTCAGCACTATTCTATCACGGCGTACATTTAACCGTAGATGTGCCGTCCGCATTGTTGGTGATCGTGCAGCTAAGTTGAGGAACACTGTCCATAATGTTCTGAACAGCCGTGTTGTAATCTGCCCAGACCGTGCCCATAAGATCATTATTACCTTGATCCAAAGTCAACATGGTCCCATAACCTTCAATCGCAACATTCGACACACCCGTAATCCCAGCCGTGCCAAGGTCCACCGTAGAATCCAAGCCCGCAGTGCCCAACGTCACCGTAGAATCCAAGCCCGCAGTGCCCAACGTCGTAGAAGCATCCAAGCCTGCCGTGCCAAGGTCCACGGCACCTGCAATTCCTGCCGTGCCTAACGTTACCGCAGTATTTAAACCAGCCGTTCCTAACGTTGTAGAAGCATCCAAGCCAGCATTACCTAAATCAACAAGACCCGTGATCGCCGCTCCAGAAATGGCTACATTAGAATCAAAACCCGCCGAGCCCAAATTACCTAGCTCCGTCATACCCGTAGTGCCCAACGTCACCAAACCATCAACAAAAGCAGAATAATCCACGTTGCCCGCCGAATTCATACCGGCCACCGCAACGTCCCCCGTAATCTGATTTGCGTCAACAAAAGCACCATACAAAGCTTGATTAGATTCCGCTGTCGCCGCTACCCGCGCAAGGCTGACATCCGCATTATATTTGGCCATCGTCTTGGCCGAATCTGACTGCATCCACATCATGCCTAAACTGGTCACAGGAGTAGCCAAAATTGACGCCCATTGAAGCGCCTGAGACTGTTGCGGAACAGGTGTCACCGAAGGGGTCTGAGTCAACGCCAAAGCCATCACCGCCGCACTAGCCGCTTGCCCGTCTCCCGCAGCAGCAATCTTGGACAACGCGTCAAATTTAGCCTGAGAAGCCGCCGCGTTAGCTTGAGCCGCCGCCTGCACCGCTTCGTAATATTGAGAAGTGCTTGAAGAACAACCAGTTACCGCTATCGCACACAACAATCCAAAAACAAATTTCATGCGTTATCTCCTAATATAGGGGGTGTACGCGCCAACACCGCGCTTGATATCAGATACATTAAACATGTTTCTCGCCACAGGGACAAGGCTCCCCACGCCGCCGCCCATGGCGTAGTTTTTAACGGCGGCCTCTGATTCGCGCTCTTGTCGCTCTTCTACCCGCTCTTGGTTCTGCTCCGGAAGCTCTTCGTTATATTCTTGCAGCTCTTCGTACTGATTTAAAAGCTTGATAGCAGGAGATTCTTTTATACGAGCGCGAATGTACTGATCTTTGTATTCATGAAAGCCTTGGCGCGTGGACCGTGCTCCACGATCCCATTCCTCTCCAAATATCTTTGCACCGATGCCGTATTCCGGATTGTCTCTTTCAAAGCGCAAATCGTAACGAAAAAAGTCTAGCGCCTCAGATCCTTTTCTTTCCCCTAAAGTGGTATCGAATTCACTTTTATAGCTGGTGTTAAGCATGTCAAACAATTGCCGCTCATCTAACGCGGTCAAAAAATCGGCAATCCGGTTTTGTCTTTCCGATAATTCAGGAAAGTTTTTATGCCGATATTCGTGAGCGTAAGTTACGGGGTTTGCATGTCTGTCAATGGCGCTTACGGTCCCCATTTCTGGGGTTATGGTCGAAACACCAAGGGCACCGGGGTTTGTTTCATAAAAAATACGTTTGAGACGTTTGTCTAGAAAAGTGCCCTCGGGATATTCTTCGGTTGAGGTAAGTTCAAAGCCCCTTAAACCGTCGTAGCCGGGGGCGGCGTCAGGTAACCCATAATAACGGGCAATAGACGGGTCTATGTCTGCCGCATAATTGCTTTGAGCGGCGACTTCAATAGCAAACTCATTATCAAAAGCTTCGTCGCGTAAACGCTGGCGTTCTAAAGCTTCTAAAAAAGCAGGCTCTTGCTCTACTTTCCCGCCCTCGGCATATCCGCTGGGATCATCAGTGTTTACTTGCCCTTTTTCCACCAAATCTAAAATCATTATTTCTGCTTGGTTTTTGTCTTTTGCAGGCAAGTTGTAACCAATGTCATTGTTTTCTAAGTCCATTCGCCTAGAAACAATAGGGCCCCCAGCAATCGGACGAAACTCTCTTGCATCCGCAAAAAATTTGGCTAACTCTGGCGTATCTGTTTTAGAGGCCAACCACCCTAAAGCTACGTGACGTGCCGCGTCACGCTTGGAAGGAGACAACCCATAACGCTCACCAATAGAAGACGCCCAATCGGTGTCCTTTTGAGAAATACCTAAGTAGCTTGCAACGCCTTCTTCTAAACCGTCACTTAAAATCGCCTTAAATAACGTTTTTATGCCTTTATCGGAAACTGCGCCACCTTCGTTATATTGCCCCGCTCGCATGGCGGTAGCATGTCTTTGCGTAGGGTCACGGAAATAACCGCCTTCCGCGATAACCGTACCGCTTTTATCCGGGCCTACGTTGCCGGAGCCAGTAGCAGGCTTGATGTTTTTACGAAGATACTTGAGGATGTGTTCGGGTATAGATTTATCGGTAA